CTCCAAATATTTTCCATATCCAAGCAAGAAGTTTGCTACTTCTTGGATTGTGTCAAACACAAATCCGTAAGGCACTGTTTGCAAAGTCTCATCGAAGTCATTGTATGCAAGTGCTTCCTGGCCGGGTACACTCAACTTAGAATTATTTGTGTTCAACAACGGATAGTAAAAATTGAAGTAAGGTTTGTCCGCACTGTACCCTAATATTTTATATCCACCACGTAGACTCGAGCCATCAACACCTACATCTGTGTTCTTTTCAATCAACACTCCCGAATATGAAAATGTTTCTACAGGATTGGATGCTCTAAAAAGTATTTTGTAGTTCTCGTCTGGTATGAATTTGCTTCCCGACGTGGATCCCGGAGATACCGAGTCAGTCAAAATTTTAAGATTGTTCTTATCTGTGAAGCCGCCCAATTTGTAGCACAACTGCGCCTGTAAATTTTTCAATTTTTTGTAATAGAAAGTTACCGGATCTAAATTTTTAGAAATCAGATAGTTCACACACAGTGGTTGATATCCTGCTGTTGTATATCTTGTTGTTACACCGGTTGTGTTATTGGTTACTGTTTCCAAATGATATCTTGCATCTGCTAATGTCTGTCTGACACCTGTTTCTGTGCTGATTAAATTTTGGGAAACATTTTTTTCCAAGCGAGAATTATCAAAATATATTCCAAAAAATTTAGCAGGAGTTGTAAGCGCCAACATCTTAATTGCAGTGAATGGATACGAGCTTGATCTACGCCATGCGGTCTCTGCCGGTCCCTGATCACCAAACTTCCAACTTGCACTGCGTCCTCTAACGTCAAAGTCTGCAACAAGTCCGGTCGCAATAGGATCTAACAAGTTTCCCGATGCATCCACCGGGAGGTATCTTTTGATATCTGGCTTGCCATATCTGCCCGGTTGAGTGGCAACTGCGTTCCATAAGACATCGTTACCTGAAGTGTAAGGAGCCGCACCGTAAGTGGTTTCCCAATCACTAGGCTTCTCGGAATGTCCCAACATCTCCCACGGTCTCGTGTGTGGAGAATCTGTATCATAGAAGTATTTGTATATTCCTCGCCAAAACCCTGGCAGTTTATCCCCGTTCAACCTATCTGTGCTGAATGCAAAATTGTAAGTGAATGGTGATCCTTCGGAAAATGTTTTGTTGTTTATGTACTGAACATTGTTTCTGCCGGCCCAGGTGTAAAAGTCAGGACCCATGATATCATTGACTTCATCGATCGTGTAATCGGTGCTTGTGAATGCTGTCGGCATGACATCTGCTGTGCTCAACAGAGTGGCATCGTAGGTTGTTTTGCAGTTGTTGTAAATTCTTTTTTCTAATTCTAATATTAGATCGTCCCTTTCATCGCCGTATGCTTTGATCAACGATCCGTCATGTTTCCTAATCACATTGACAGTGGTTTTATATGTGTCATCCGAAAATAATTCAGGTGTGAACTTTGGATACATACCCAACTTTGTGGGAGTTGGTGGAATAAAACTTCCGGTTGTGTCAGGATAATCCTTGATCTTTATCTTGTCGCCTTCTGCGAGTGTTTTTGTTATGTTGATGCTATCGTCAGTTGTGCTAAATGTGTAATCTGTTCCCAACAATAACTGCACATCGTTGAGATACACATACACTGCTCGGTTGCTTAATTTTGTAATGTCATGCTTGGAATCTATTGCGTATTCTGTTTGGCTGGCATCGGGCACTGTGTAGTTTCGTACAGAAACATTTTCTCCGTATCCGACCATGTCCTCGTAATAGAATGGAAAATCGTTGTTTCGTCCGGTACCGATCGCTGTGATTATCTCATCAACCCTATCACCTGCCACACCCTCGTATGCCGTGCCTGTGGCCGTGCTTAAGAATGCGTTGTACCATTTTTCATATTCTTTGTTAGTGTAATCGATTGCACTTATAACATTTGACTCCGGATCTATCAATCCAAAAAACGCCGGCATCAATGAGCCATCATGCTGTACAATAGAACCACCGTTCCTTAACGCATCAGGCTTATCACGTAGATTGTTGTTGCCAGAATAGTTTCCAGTCAGTTCTGTGTTGTAGTCGAATATGGATTGTAAATGATTTTGTATTTGACCAAATGTAAAACTGTCGATGATAGAATTTTTAGCGTTTATTTCCAAGTTGCTTGGAATCTCGTAGATTCCTTTGTTCGCAATTTTTTCCGACTTGCTGTAAACTGCAATTCTCACTATGTCATCGATTTCTAAATCAGTGTTGAATTTGATAAATTTGTTTTTTGTTCCATCTACTATTGTGTAATCGGTAGACACTGTTTTACGAGATCCGTTGACAAAAACACTGACAATAAGGTCGGTAAGTGTAACTGAATCTTTAAAGAAATCTATCGGAAATAATTTTTTTTCTAGTTTGTCAACAATGAAAGTTCTCAGCACACGTTGACGTGATTCAGAATCATTTTTGACCCATGCACTTTTTGAATTGTGTGTTTGCGTTGCTGTGGTGTAGTGTAAATGTCCTTCCGCTAATTTTTTAGAAACTGTATTTGCTCCGGACTTGTATGTGAAACTGCCCGATGTATGGTCAGATTCAAAAACCATATCACCCACGTTGTTAATTGTGTTATATTTTACCTTGATTCCCAACACTGTGTCTGTAGTTGCAGAGTCGGATGTTGCAAAAGCAAAAACTTTGGCTCCGGCAAAACTTGTGCTTGGATATTTTGTGTTATCAGAATAACTGACATGATCGTTGTCGTACATGTTGAACAACGGTTGCTGATTTAATTTTGTTTTGTCTTGTGACGCTGTCCATTGCTCGCTTGTGCTGTTGTAGTGATAAACATTGCCTTGATTGTCGGTACCTAGTTCAACAAATACACTGTCGCCTTGAGTTGGCGTGCTTTTTTTTGTTAGTGCAATGACTTGAGCACTGTCCGAACCTGTGACAAAGTTTACTGTGTAAACATTGTTTTTAACAAGACTGTCGTTGTCGTTAGCGAATATGACTGTCATGCCTTCTTCTAATGCTATGCCGTCAATGATGTAACCTGTTTGATTAACCACATCCGAGAAAGCGTCTGTAGTGGTATCATCATATAATGTAATCGAATCGATAGATTGCGTGCCATGATTGAAAAGCGCCAATCCAGAATCAAATTCTATGATAGGTCTTTTGGCTCTGTCAGTTTCGTTTAGTACAGGTGTGTTGCCTGTGATTTCTGCTGTTCTCTCAATCACATCTCTGTGGAACCATCTGTTGTACCTCGACCATGCATTGTGATCAATGCTGTCTCTCTTTATCGTGATATAATCAGGATCCTTGGGCCTGTAAAAAGCCTTAGAGTAGGGTCTTGAATCAAACACAACTCCATCAAACGGGATAGTTGTCTCCTCGGCATATGTGGCCGGTGTTATCAATTTGGTTGTGTCCGTCAGCGTTATGGCATCACCAACACCTTCAACATAATATTCTTTGTCTTGGTACGCCGCTGGCACTTTGCTGTTTGTGAATTTTATCTTCATTCCATTGGAAATATCCAATGTTCTCAATGAGTAATTTTTGACACCTATGATTTCGTTATCGGGATCAATGTTTTGTGTTGCATCCACTGTGCGGATCTGTAAGATACCATACATAGCGTCATGATTTCCACACTGATAATATAAAGTATCAGGAGCACCTGCCGGTACTGTGAATGTTACTGTACCTTCGTCCGCTCCGTTGTTTGTTACGCCTGTGCTGTAAAGTGTTGATGTAGATCCGTCTGCTGACAATTGATCCTTGTAGGGTTCCGTCATTATCCAAAACGGATGTCCTTTTGCTTTAACATTAAATTTGTAAGTGTTGCCCCTGTAAAGTTTTAGTATGGGGTTTCTTTCATTTTCCCTGTGAGGGAATTTGTATGCTCTAGCACTGCTACCATCCAATGGCCATGCTTCAACTTTGTATTCGGCAACCGCTCCCGTGCCCACGCTGTCTATCTCTATAGGATTTGGACCTTCCGGCATCCAGTAGTATTCTCTGTAATTGATAAGTTTATCAAGGTCCACTGCTGGATTCCAGGAATATCTAACCTCTCTGTTTAATCTATCATGATTATTGGTTTTGCCATTAAAGACACCTAGTTGATTGATATAGTCATCATAGGTTGCAGAAAACTTGACTTGGTCTTCGGGATTGATACTTGTTGTGTCTCTGTCTGTGTAAGTTATTGCTGGTTCCAGTTGGTACGCCATTCTGTCTCTACTTGTGGCGTCAACATATCTGTCTGTTGGTTTTCTAGTGTAAGCATCCTGTCGTCCTACAAAACCGTCAAGCCTTTGTAGTGACCCTTTCTGTACCAATTGGTCAAGTGTGCTTGATAAAAATCTGTTATTGGAGTCTGTTCTATAGAAAGCGGGTAGATGCTGAATAGTCCTTCTGAGCTCGGTATCGCCCTGTTTGACTACTTCACTGTTTAATGATGCGTTTGTGATTTGATCTGCCATTAGTATCCAGTCCCACTACTGCCGGTGCTTGAACCGGATCCTGATGTAGTGGAACCTGACACTGCTGAACCTGTCGTCGTGTTTGTTGTGGCTGTCGATGTACTTGTCACCACTGTGCCTGAAGATTCCAACTGGTTGGCTCCAAGTGCTGTGATTATCGATACATCATTAACGGTGGCCCCACTAATGAATATTTCGTCCGCCGCCGAATCTATCTGGAACAGAGACCCAAAACTCTGCCCTGACTGATTGGGTACTATCACAACCGTAAGCAAATCTGGCGCTAATTGGTTGTGTACGAATGCGGCTAATTCTGTAAAATAAAAACTGTCCCCAAAGTCCCAATTATCTAATGCAAAAAACTCATTGATAGCGGCAATGACTCTTGTCTTGATCACTGCATCTGTTACATTGGTTCTAGGATTTTTGACAACCTTGAATGTTGCCTGTAATTCTTCATCGGAATTTGTACCGAATAAAATTTTATATTTCACTGGATGATATATCAATTGATCCGATAGTGATTTTTTGGGATTCAAGACACCAGAATAATTTATTCTCAATTGATCGCTTGTGGACGGTGTAGGTTTTTCACCACCGTCTTGTAACCAAATTCTGAAAAGATTGTCGTAACTTTTTTCTAACACATAGATGTCTATTATGTTAGATACCGCAGGATCTATTCTAGTTTCCTGACCGGCATGATGTTTGTATTGGAAATCAATAGAACTTCTTCCACGTCTACCTATGTAGTCAGTTGAAGTTGTCAACGTGTTTGTAGTCTCGCTGTAAGACTTGACTACATTTTCATTTTCATCATAAAAGTAAAAAAGTTGTCCGTCGTCATATTGTGTTGTGGCGAGGTTGATATCACTTTCATTTTGGGACACAACGAAATTTGAAGATGCATACGGTCTGTATCTTTCTATGTTGTTGTAGGACAAGTATTTTTCAAAAAATACAAACTTTTGTGTTGGAGTCACAGTTGGTTCTACAAAGATGTCAAAAAGTTCAGGATTGTCTACTACACCGTCGTCGTCTTTGTCATAGAATCCAACCTTAATTTTTCTATTGTCCTGGAAACCGTCTGCTTCCGTCACAGTGTCCACCACCTGCCATGTGATAGGATATCCGATGCTGTTACCCGATGATAGTATGGAATTTGTTTTCAATATTTTTACTACATCTTTTACACTCTGTCCGGTTTTGTAATCGTAAATTTTTTCTTGTGTATCATAATGGAACTTGTTTTGACCTTCTGATTCAAAGACATAGTCTAATTTTCTGTATCGCACTGTGTATGTTCTGCCATCGTTTCTAAAATCAAACCACCAACTAGCATCAAGATTGGCATCCGATGTGTCGCCTGCGTTCGATAAATTAAAAATTGTACTTGAACTTAAATTCGTGCTTGTTATCACTTTCCATGTTTCTGTTGTTTCGTCATATCTCAATCCAAACTCTTCGTAATCTTCAATTTTGTTGATCATGTCTGTCTTGACCTCATCTGAAATTGAGAGGGTCAAATTAGGAATTACAGCACTCAACACACTACCATTTGGTATTATGCTGGACAACACCACAGGTCCTGTGCCATCTTCAAGATTTCCCGTTCCGCCATTTGCCCCGTCACCTGTGACCGATGTCATTTTGGCCCATGCTCTGTCTTCTGCGTTGTCGGTGCCTGACGTTACTAATTTGTTGTTTAAAAATTCTCTAGTATCTGGTGAAGTGAATTTTATCAAAGCACCCGGTTTCGCAAATTTCAAGTTAGAAGTTGCAAAGTCACCTGTCACTAAAGCACCACCAGATGTGAAATATCCAGTATTACTGTTTGTGGACGTTGTTGTTGAATTCCAAGTTGCGGAAAGAGTGCTTAGATCTTTGTTTCCGTATTTGAAATAATAAAATTGTCTAGCATATGCTTCTTTTAATTTTGCTTCAACATTGGTGTTGATCGTTGCTCTAATTTCATTCCTGTTTGCATATGTGAAAGTAAACTTAGGTAAAGACTCTTCTCTGTATAAAATACCATCCTCGGCAAACACACTTAAATTTGAATACGCACCTGTGGGATCTAGAATTTCTTTTTGTCTAGATATACCAGATGCCGACCTGTTGACACTTCTCACTTTGACAATCTCTTGTGATGCACTTAAAGGCACAACTTGATAATCTTCTGCTGTAATCATCCTATCTTGTGAATAGTAAACCTGTGCCGCTTTTTGTTTGATGTCGCTTGTTGATTCTGTTGTGTTTGCATTGTACACACTTTGTTTCAGACTCATTGCTAATGTAAGAGTCTGTTGTGCACCGTTCTTATCGATATATCCAATGTTCAAGGACAATGACTGTATATCACTAGGTTGCAGAGCATACTTGGCGTTGTCGCTTTGTCTGTAATACAATCTAAAATTGCCCAATGGTATATTGCTGAAGTTTCCGTCACCAAACACAAGGTCTATGCTGTCACTTGCTTTAGTAACCACATTGTAAATGTTACGCTCGCTCTCTGCCAAAGAATTATAGATAGCATTATTGCCTGCAAGAGAAGGTACCTGTTTCCATTCCTCAATCGGTAGACCAAAATTATCTAGTTTGTACAACCAAATATCGTTATTGTTGATATTATTTGCCGCTACGGATCTAACATAATTGGTTTCTGCACTGTCTATGGCAAAATCAAAACTGGACATTGTTCCTTGTTTGAACATGAAAAAGAAACCGGTATTGTTTGAACTATCACCCGCACCGTCTGTTCTATATGTGTAAGTGAATCCGGAACCGTTGATCGGTCTCGCCTCATATACAGATTCGCTATCTTCAATCGAACTTGAAACAATCTCAAACTGTCTTGTAATTCCACCAACCGCTTTAGAAAACTTGTACATCGGTAGATCAACTTGATTTGTGCTTAATGTATATGTTTCAGTTTTTATTCCACCTATTGTTCCTTGCTCCCTAGGACTGCCAAACAACTGTCCTGTTTGATTTGCCGCATTTAATATCGCAATAAATTGTTCTCTATAATTGCTATTGGCAGAGTCGTTCCAAACAATTGTTTGATTTGCTAGGTTTGATCCTGTGCTGTCTACTACATTTTCTGTAGTTGATACAGAATCCAATTTTAAAAGTCCGGTTGCCGGTGTGTTTCTTTTCGCTGTGTAATTGATCAACCTTGCTAGTCTCAAAACACTATTTCTTCTTTCAGCAGTTTCTAAAAAATTTTCTCTGGCATTTAGATCTACCCTGAAAGACAGTGCCTGAGCAATGTAGGCTATGAGATCAATAAGTGCCACATATTCAGAACTTTCAACAAAATCGTTGAAATCATCTGGATAGTTTTCCTTGATGTAAGCCACCATGGTTCTACGCAGTGTCTCAAAGTCATAGGATTTAAAATCTGCCTGTTGGAAAGTTTGGTAGATCTTTCTCCAATCTTCCGCGACTAGTAATCTGTTTTGTCTATCTGTTGTGGCCATACTGTTTGTATAGATATTTATATATTAAATTAAGTGCGTATATTAAGATAGGCGCAATAATGAATTTTCATCAAAGTTGAATGCTAACTTTTCAGTGATGTTCAAAGGCACGTAAGTCAATGTGGCCTGTATCAATATGCCATGATCTGCCTCTTGCACCACGATGTTTTCTGTTGCTATACGTGGATCTGCATTGAGATTCTCTGTGATGTCCTCTGTCACTGCTTGTTTTATACGATCTGTGAACGGTTCAAACAACACATCGTATATTATTGTGCCAAATTCAGGATTCTCCACTCTTTCGCCCTTCCGTACCGACAAACGGTTTATGAGATCCTGTTTAGCACACTCAAAATCATAAACCTTAAAGTTCTGCCTCTCGGCTCTTGATGAAAATCCTTTGAACGTGACATTGTTGATGCCGCTGTTTGTGTTCTGTCCGTCTCCGTATGCCATTAATGTAATCTCCTAAATTCCACGTCAACTTTGTTGTAGTCGACTGCCCAGTATCCGGTATCGGTCATGTGCCTTGCCCATGGCACTTCCTGTGCCATGACACCGATATACCGTCCCGGTATTCCGTAGTATTTAAACGAATATATGTTGATACCGCTTGGTGATTTGCCAATTAATTTTATTTGTTCTTTCAACCTCATATCACTGAACTTGAAACCACTAAAGAAAGTTTTTACTGCACCACCTATGGCTCCTATCTTGGTTGCCAGGTTTTGTCCAACGTTCTGGAAAAATGTTTGTCCGCCCAGTTGTGCCGCACTGGCATTGTACAAACCGGTCTTGGTTGCTATGTTTCTCACAGTGTTCATTCCGATTATCTTGCCGCCTGTCACGTTCGTGAAAGTCCTGTTGATTGTTTCAACGTTCTGCACCACACCACCTATGTTACCTTGAGAAAGATTGTTTTTGAGCCCTTTGACAGTGTTGATTGTGCTTCCGCCAAGTTTCACTGTTTTGAGAACATCCTCACCAACAGCGAACAATTCACCTGTGGAATTCACAAACACATTGTCTTTGAAAAGTTCCGTGCTGGCGTTCTTAAATTTCTCAACTACTTGTGAGCTCAGTAGATCGTCAGCGGCGCCTTTAATAGTTTTACCCAAAGCACTCGCCTTGACTTTTTCTGTTATGCTGTCCTTGATGTCAAAAGGCAAGTTCAATTTTTCGGATATGCCATATATCTTGTTGTATTCCTTGGCAAAATCGCCCAACAGTTCTTTGGCCTTGGTTCCCGATGTGCTTGATCCCATTTTTTGTTTGACATATGCCAGTGCATCTGCTTGATATTGTGCATCACGTATTCCGCTGTTGGCACTCAATCTGTTTTGTTGATTCAAGAACTCTGGAGTTCCTGGCTGGTTAGCATTCTTGCTCCATTGCTTCTTGTCATCAACCTCCACCGGTATCACGCTGTCGCTCGTGATAGGTGACGCCCTGAACATGGGCTCGTGTGTGACAAATCTATGCACAGTGGTCTTGGTCTGCCTGCTGAACATTTCCAGCGGTTCGATTCCTTTTTTGGCCAGTTCCACATCACCTTCCTCACGTGTAGACATGCCTGCAATAAAATCATCCAACCACACAGGACCCCAACTTGGACTTGCACCGACCGAATTGAAATGCACCTGTGAACCTGCAAGGTCAATCCTGCCTCCGGCTCCGTGCAGTTGTTGACCCGGTGTGTAGGATGTTATACCTGTTTTTCCGTGCGTGGTCACAGATCCCTCTGTTGCACTCGTGAAAGTGCCCAGTCTGCTGATGTTGAACGTGGCTTCACTGCTCTGTATCAACTCTGCCTCGGACTTCATACGTATCTGCCCGTTGGCATGGAAGTTCATGTTGCTGTCGCTATGTAAATTAAAGTCACCTTCGGTACGTAGATTGATTCCTCCTATGCCGGAGTATATGTCAATCCTTCCGTCCTTGGTCATTTCAATGTATGCGTTACCCGAACCGTTGGCAATGTAAACCACGCCAGCGGTATCATGCATTAGTAATTGATGCCCGGATGCTGTCCTTAGTCGTGTCAGTTGATTGCTTCCGTCCGTCGCTCCGTCGTCCATTACAAAAGTATGTCCGGTTGTTCTGTCCACAACATCCTGTACTGGATCATCGGACGATCCCACGTTCTTTGGAGTCGCTCCCGTATTTTTTCTTCCCGGAGTGCTCATGCCAAAAACTTGGCTCGGTGATTCACGCTGTGCCGACGAAGTTGTTGTTCCCCTGACTGAATCTGATATCAATCCCTGTTTTAATAATGTGTCCGCGAACGGATGCACCGGATGTGCTTGTTGTTCGTAATTTTCAAAAGTGACCCCACGATCCCTATTGATTTCTCCTGCAGGAATGTTTGCACTTCCGTATTCGTTACCGGCATTGGCCCCCAATTCGTCTATGACGTTGTCGGAACTTGCTATGCCCGGTGTCATGTGATTTGTTATGGGTTCCTGTATACAACCTATCCAAAATGCGTTCTCGACCTTGCCTTCTGCAAATATCACTAAAACACGTGTTTCCAGATCGGGCGGCACTGCCCAGAAACCGTAACTGAACTGCGAATCCTCGTACTTGTTTCCTGCTGTGACATAGTTCAAACCTTTGTTGCCGTAAAAAGGACTAAGGTATTTGCATTCTATCAAGTTGTCGGTCTCCTGTTTGTACGATCCCGACAATGCAGGTATTAAAACTTTCAGTCTTCCCATCTTGAGTGGGTCCACGTTCTGTTTTACTATCCCTATGTACGGGCCACTGTTTTCTGTTCCCCAACTGGTGTCTGTGCCCGGTGCTGTGGAAGTGGATGTGTGTCCCGATATGTATTTTTTGATCCTAGCCATTTTTTACTAACCGCTTCTATTGTTTAATCCTTTTTTGAGTTTGTCTTTAGTTTTTCCGCCTGTAAATTCAATGTGAATTTTTGGACTTGGTAATCTTTGCCACTGGTCAATCAGTTTCTGGAAAATGTTATTATCTTTAAATTTAGTGATGTCCTGCGTTATCTTGTTTCCAGATGCAACCACATTGCTCGCTTTGTAAACTTGGTTAGAGGCCGGCACGTATGGTCTCTTTCCTTGGCTTTTGGTACGTACTAAATTCAAGGTCTGTGTGAATTTACCATCTGCGAATGTGCTCACACAACCAACTACCCGGTATAGACCACTGAATGCTATGTTATCTGAGTCACCGAGGTTGTAAGTGCCCTTGGCTGTGTCAAAATCTGTCGGAGTCCTAAAATTAAATTGCACGACAGGTTCTCCATTGTTCATGTCAAAAGTTTTGAATCTCGAATTCCATATATTACGTTCGTTATTCATCAAAGCCAGTTTTGCAACATCAGTGGCACTGCTGTCTGTTGACAATGCAGGTCCTGTACTCACAACAGGATTAGCCGGCATATACTGCCCCTGTCCCAACCATGCCGGATCGCCTAATATTTCCATTTCGATATTGACCATGTCTGCTTGTGGATTGGCTATTGCATCGAACAGTTGATCCAGCCTAGCATTTGTTTTTACTGCTCCTCCGCTTAAACTTTTAACCACACCCGGTTCTGTTTTATACACGAACGGTGGATCTAAAAAGGCATTTTTTTCTTCGGCGGACAGAACCCTTTCCTCTGTTTCTAATTCTTGCTTACTTGCAGTCTCTTGCCCTGCGGCCGGCACATCTTTTAATTTTGTTTGATAGTACGCAACTTTATAATCTATGTTGACATCTAATATGTCTACATTCTCTCCTGTGTAGATATAATTGTATTCTTTACGCACCAACGGTGTAAATTTTGTTCCAGTTGATACTCCGGGTTCTGCTAAAGAATAAGCATGTATTTTGTGTGGATAGATATGATAACGAATTATTTTTGGATGTGTGCCACGTACATAATCAAATTCTCCCGGTTTCATGACCACGTTGCCATCAATAGCAAAGTAATTGAAGTAAAAGTCGTTTTCATTAGAGGACGATCCTTCAACTTTTTTCTTGAATTCTTCTAACGAGTATTCGTTCTGGAACCTCGGTAAAGTTTTCATTAAGGCAGTCAGTATCGTAATAATAGCATCACTTTTTTTAAACGTTCCTTGTTTAGAACCGTTGCTGTTTACTCTACTGCCGGGACCTGGTTTCAAGTCCTTTACAAAAAAATTGTCTATGGTCATTTTTGTAGGATCGGGTCTCTCGGCGCCAAACTCCGGGTCCACTGTGATTTGATATTGATCGCCACGACCCTCTTCAGCGTACTCGTTTCCCTCTTCCTCTGTCCTAATAGACTCATTTAAAACTTGTGAAAAATTAGTGAGCATTTGTGACAATGATTGATCACCTTTAATTTCCCCCGTGGTCCTTGTGTAATTGTATTGATTCATGAACTGAAATTCGTTGTAGGCCACAGCAGTCAAATTATAAGTTGTTGACCCTGCGTTGACATTCAATCTAATATTGGTAATTTTAATCGGAATACGTCTTGTTTCTGCTTCGGTGGACGGCACAGGTCTGCCCAATTCGTCAAAACCTTTAAACTCAACTGTAAGCAGATAAGGTGCATCAACATGATCAAGGTAACCGCAGTTAGCGGCCGCACCTCTGATTTTGTCCAGCAGTGAAAGACCAAGCGGTTCTATGATTTCCATTTCTATTTTAGTGACCGCTGTCAATCGCCTGTCCTGATTCATTGGAGGAATACTGTTTATAGTCACATTACTGAAATACAAATCACGTGCATCTTTTAATTCTCGCTTGGATCTACGTAGAGCCTGTTTTGCCAGGTCACTTTTTAGTATTCCTTCTTGTGTTTCATTTATTGTGGAATTTGCACTGGTTCTCGGATCCGTGCCTATGCCGCCGCTTCTTACAATAATATCGTGTGGATTTCGTGAACTGAGTATTTTATTTGGGTCAGTGATGTCTGAGATGTCTAAAGCACTCAGCGTGAAGAGACTGTTGTAAGTTGCATATCTAAACAACGGATTGGGTTCAATCAAATCTCCAGTTTGTGTTGTTTTTGTCAAAGTTGTAGGCGATGTTGTGTCTTCCGCCTCATTTTCATCGACATGTAAATTTTTAGTATTATATGTATCGGTATTTTTTGTTGTGGACATTGTGGTCCACCCTGCATTGCCGTAGTCCTGCTCGGCTAGATTTCTAAAATATTCTTTTCTTACATTGACATATTTGCCGCCGTAAAGGTAATTGCCATCTTTACCTTTTTTTAATGCTATTTCGATTTCCTCTTGCTTGGTTCTGGGCATACTATAATCCTAGATCTTTTAAAACATTTTCTTTTTTTGGCAACTGGATAGAAACTCCCGGTTTGAAATCATAGATGGGATCTTCTATTTGGTCGGGATTGCGTTGTGCAAACACCCACCATAACCTCGGTGTGCCATATAAGTCAAATGCAAGTAGATCAGGTCTGTATGCGTATGTTCTCTCTATCGTGTACTCTGTGTCGTCCGGTTCCGCTGTGATTGTGCGTGGAGTAAGATAACTCAAAGAGTAGGCATCTTGTGCTGTGTCAAAATAAGGTGATGTTTTTGAATAGTCCGCCATTAAATGAATCCTATACCTTCACCGTTGTTGCCATTCAATTCACCCTTGGCAAATTTTTGTAGGCTGAATTTTTTGACAGTGTCTCTGCTGTAAACTGGTGTTATCAATACGGACACGTTTGACAGGCTGGGTGCCCAGGTTTGATCAAATGTATTTGCATCAAAATTAATATTTTTCATTTCACTTGGATTTGTCCTGTCCGCCATACTGAATCCTTGGAAATCCTGTCTTGTTGAAATATAGTCTATACCGGACTTTAATTCCACGTTGAACGAGTTCACCACAACCGGTACTTTGTTGAACATGTTGTCACCATAACCGGAGAGGTGTAATATCGGTGGTGGACTGCCCTTGAAACCTTGTCCTTCGTCTTGACCGAAAAACATCTTTGTTATGGCACGTAGGAAATTTATTGTGGCCACCCACATCACAGCATCCTGCTGATTTTGTACCGGGAACTCACCAATTATATTGATCTGATCCACTTGTGAATTTTGATATGCCTGGAATGGGTAATTGCTGTGTGCCATTGCCAATGCATCATAACTGGCAGTGTGTTGGATCACCATGCTGGGTGTCAATGGCCAAAATATTCCGCCCATCTCGGCCAACGGTGCCAATCTGTTTTCATTGCCAGCCGCGTTACCGCCCGGAAAGAAATAGTTGTGTAGGGGTGACTGTTCCGGCAGTGTCAATTTCACACGCCAATCTTTGGTGTCATCCCTGTCGGCCCATCTTGCTGTTGCACGTTTGATGTTGCTCTGTTGTTTTCGGAAAATACCGGAATTGAACAATCTACCAAAGGTCCTGTTGAACACACCCTGTCCTATTGTGTCTTTTGCAATTTTACCTACTGTGTTTCCAATTTTTTCAAACATATTTTTTGGTTGTGTTTTTTGTTAAAATTTCGTATACTTAAACTATATTTATAGGCACAATTATAGGCGCATTTAATTCCCCTTACGGCACGATTACAACAGACCTGTTTGTGGTCACTCCAAAGAAAGCAAAGGACAAATATGAAACGAGTGAAATATCTAAACAACCGAGATCTGTTGGCGCAGATACATGCCAGCAAGAACACCTATTGTTCGTACGTGTCACCCGAGGACGGCAACTACGACTTGATCGTACCAAATCTCAAGAAAATTAATGCAAATGCCATAGCACAGGCACGTAAGGCCAAAGCAAAAAAAATGACCCAGGAAGCATGGGAGGAGGCAAAGGCATCGGGCGAGAAGAAAATTAAACTGGTAGATTTTACCGTATCTCCAAGAAAGATCGACAAAACCGATCTAGTATTCAGGGTAATGACATACGATCACATTCCAATGGACAGCGAACGAAAGAAAAATCCCAAGCAGGTCTCAGATCACCACGCCAAGGTAAACTTTCCACCATTCCAACACTACAGGATGGATGACAAAGGTAATCTTAAATGTGTTGGCAAAAGCCATTGGCAGGGCGGAATGGTGAACGGCGGATTCAGTGTGGATCATGGCAAGATCACAAACACGCTGGCCCTGATGTTCATGAAACTGTGTGAACGTTACGGCACAAGAGCCAACTGGAGGGGATACACCTACAACGACGAGATGCAGTCACAGGCATTGATGCAATTATCACAGATTGGATTGCAGTTCGATGAATCCAAATCAGAGAATCCGTTTGCCTACTACACGGCCGCAATAACAAATTCATTCACAAGAATACTAAACATCGAAAAGAAAAATCAAGCCATCAGAGATGACCTATTGGAAATGAACGACATGATGCCATCATTCACAAGACAGGGCGAAAATGAAAGAAACACTGTGTCTTACAAAAAGAAAATGGCCAACGTGCATGGCGAAGTCAAGGTAATGAACAAGACCAGTCTTGCCAAATTGAACAGGAAATACAAAAAGACAGGCGAGATCACACACGAAGATTTTGAGGAAGCCGGCTACAAAAAAGTCGATGTCACAAATCACAAACCGGTATTAAAGAAGAAATGGTAAAATATGTTTTTTAAAAAAGTCGCTTGTTTCACGGACATACACTTTGGCTTGAAGGGCAACAGTCGTGTTCACAACGACGACTGCGAGGCATTTGTGTACTGGTTCATAGAGCAGGCCAAGGCACACGGTTGCGAGACCTGTATATTCCTGGGCGACTGGCACCATCACAGATCCGCTGTAAATGTCAGCACAATGAACTACACAGTTTCAAACATGGAGAGGTTGGGCAAGGCATTTGAGAAAGTTTACGTGATAATGGGCAATCATGATCTTTTCTACAGAGAAAAACGTGAGATCAATTCCATGGAGTTCATAAGGAACATTCCCAACGTACACATTGTTAATGAGTGGATTGTTGAAGACGATGTTGCCATAATACCATGGATCGTCGAAGACGAATGGAAGATAATTGAAAAAATGAAACAGCAGTATGTTTTTGGACATTTCGAACTACCGTACTTCAAGATGAACGCAATGGTGGAAATGCCAGATGTTGGAGGTATCAAGACAGAACATTTTGCCGGATGCGGTCAGGTGTTCTCAGGACACTTCCACAAAAGACAACAGATGAAAAATGTCACATACATGGGAAACGCTTTTCCACACAACTACGCAGATGCATGGGATGACGAACGTGGCATGATGATACTGGAACATGGTGGCAAACCAAAATACATAAATTGGCCGGATATGCCGAGATACAGAACAATCAAGATAAGCGAATTGCTGGCGGATTCGGAGAAGCATCTCAAACCAAAGATGTATGTGAGAGTAACTTTGGATATAAAAATCAGTTACGAGGAAGCAAACTTCATACGAGAAACATTTATAGAAAAATACGAATTGAGAGAATTACAGTTGATACCGGAACAGGTGGATCAAGCACAACAACCCACTGTCGAAGTACAGAAGTTCGACAGCGTGGATCAAATAGTAATAAAGCAACTACAAGGGGTAGATTCCGAGACATATGACAAAAACATATTGACAGCAATCTACAATGATTTAGATGTTAACCATTAAAGAACTCACAGTAAAAAACTTCATGAGCGTGGGCAATGCCGCACAAAGCATTAACTTTGCCAACAAAAATTTAGTATTGGTTATAGGTGAGAACATGGACCTCGGCGGCGATGATGCGGGTGCTAGGAATGGTACCGGTAAGACCACAATCATTAATGCATTGAGTTATGTATTCTTTGGTGAGGCGCTCACAAGCATCAGGAGAGACAACCTTGTAAACAAAACAAACGAAAAAGGCATGATGGTCAGTGTGAAGTTTGTAAAGAACAATGTGGAATACACCATAGAACGTGGACGTAAACCACAAATATTCAAATTCTATGCCAATGACATCGAACAGAATGTCGAAAGCAACGAAGCACAGGGCGAAAACAAGGAAACACAACAAGAGATAAATCGCTTGATCGGAATGACACATTCCATGTTCAAAAACATAATTGCGTTGAACACGTACACACAACCGTTCCTGTCAACAAAAGCAAACGAGCAAAGAGAGATTATTGAACAACTATTGGGGATCACTTTGCTTTCTGCAAAAGCCGATATGCTCAAAGACAAAATGAAATCCACCAAGCAGGAACTGACCGAGGAAAAATACAAGATAGATTCAACATTGGCCGCAAATGAAAAAATACAAGAATCGGTTGAAAGCCTCAAAATACGTTCAAGTGCATGGCAGACACAGAGAGATGAGGACATCGAGAAGTTCAACGATGCCATAACCGAACTGGAAAAAGTCGACATCAAGAAAGAACTTGAAGCACACAAACGTTTACAGGCACACAAGGAAAACAGCACAGCGTTGCGAAGCCTGGAAAAAGAAAAAGCGTATCATGAAGACAGCCTTACACGTGCTGAAAACAATGTCAACAAAGCAGAAACCGATCTTGAATACGCCAATGATGCGAAATGTCCAACATGTGAACAACCATTGCACGATGACAAACATAAAAAACTAACCGAGAAATTGACAGTGACACTAACAGAAAACAGAGACGATGTTTCTAGACTGCAAAGTGATCTTGCAAAAATACAACAGGGCATAGACGAGATTGGCGATCTTGGGCAAGTCCCGGACACGTATTACGACAATATGGACGAAGCATACAATCACAAAGGTTCGTTAAAGGATTTAAAACGCCAATTGGAACAGACAGAGGACAAAGAGGATCCGTACGCGGAACAGATAGAAGAACTTACAAAGACTGCAATACAAAAAGTCGACTACACCAAGATCAACGAACTGGAAGATCTATATAGACACCAGGAGTTCTTATACAAACTACTGACAGCCAAAGATTCATTTATACGAACAAGGATCATAGAACAAAACTTGACTTACTTGAACCAAAGATTGGCCTACTTCCTGGGCAAAGTGAAGTTGCCACACACCGTGACTTTTCAACCGGACCTATCTGTAACGATAGAAGAACTTGGTAGAGAGTTGGACTTTGACAACTTGTCAAGGGGTGAACGTAACAGGTTGATCTTAAGTTTAAGTTGGGCATTCAGAGATGTGTGGGAAAGTCTTTATCAACAGATTAACTTGTTGTTCATAGACGAATTAGTTGATGCGGGTATGGACATTTCAGGTGTGGAAAGTTCAATGGCTGTGCTCAAGGAAATGAGTCGTACACAACAAAAAAATATTTTCCTAATATCACACAAAGACGAGTTGGTGGGAAGAGTAAATTCTGTATTGAAAGTGGTAAAAGAAAATGGTTTTACCAATTATGCCAACGATGTTGAAATAATTGTTTAAATTTTACTTGACAGAACCACTTCTTACGTGCTTTAATAACAGATATGTTAATTAATAATATCGTACGATAAAGGAAGGACGTAAATTATGTCACAAACACACGAACAGATCATGACAGAGATTCAAACTTACTCTGAAGAGAACGGCAAGTTCACAGATAAGGGTGTGAAGGCTTCTGCAACTAGAGCCAGAAAAGCACTTGCTAATCTTTCTAAATTGATCAAAGCAAGAAGAAAAGAAATTCAAGAGGCGAAAAACGCAGAAAAAGCCGCTTCGTAAGTTTAACGACTTTGAATATTCAACTCTAAAGCCTGTGTAGAAATATGCAGGCTTTTTCAGTTATGCAATATAAAATTGAAATACTGTTGTCTACCGAGAATCAAAAGTCTGCACCTATAATATTCTTTAATAGTGAAAAAATAATTCTAAAAGGTGAGCACACTATAAAAACAGACGTAGCGACAGATAAAGAGATAAGTTTTGATGTTGAGAGCATTGAGGACAATGCAATAAATGTTGAACAGATTCTTATCAATGATTGCGTCATGGATAAGTTTGCACACTCAAAATTCCAATTCAACAGCATAGATGTCACAGCAGAGTCGATAGACAGAATTGACAACACAGGCACCTATACCCTCAAAGTGGACAAAACACTTGTTGAATGCACACGATCAGATTATTGGAAAATATCAAATCACAATAAAGATTACATCTACAACATAATTTTTCATGACGACAAACAAGACACAGGATATAAGCCAAGAAACCATGCTGTTATAAAAAACGACTCCATCTGTGTACTTGGTGACTCGTTCACGTTCGGATGGGGCATTGCTGTCGCGGACACATGGCCAACATTGCTTGAACAAAAAATAAAGCAACCTGTTATGAATTTGGCTGTTACAGGTGCTGGTATAGATATCGTGTACAATAACTTTAAGAAACTGCTTACAGAATATGAATTCTCAAAAATTATAATAAATCTACCAGTGTTCACAAGACGTGTAGTGAAATGTAAATTACCTAACGGATACTACAAAATACCAAACACTTACTTGCCGGATATCGATCACGATAACAGTTTTCTATACTTCAATCACGCCGAAGTTTCTAAAGCAAGGAAGTTAACCGAACAAAAAATGGTCAAGGACGTTGACTGTTTGTATCAAAAAAAAATATTACAAAGACTGTTTAAACTCGGTAAGCAACACGGTTGCACTTTTATAACAAGTAGATTTGACGATGTTTACAAATATGTGCAGGATCATTATGATAATAAATTTGTTTTACCAAAATGGCAACTGGAAAACTACGATCGCCATCCCACTATAAAAGACAACGAAAAATTTGTAGATTCTATCACTTCTTTTTTATAATACCCTTGCCATGTACCCGGACTCTAATGTGTCCGTTGTAGTAGTTGTTTGATTCAAGCACCTTGCGTGCGAACTGTTCACGTGCCTCGATGTAGGAGAGTTCCGCTTTCGAATAGCAATAGAATAATATTTCACGTGTGAAATTTTCCTTGCCCAGTTTAAGCACATCGGCTGTGAGTTCGTCACTGCTACCATAATACTCTCTCCAGTCGGAATCCACTTTGTACCTTCTTTTGTTTTTCCTGCCTTTGAGTGGTGGTCGTGATCTCTTGAACCTGGCCAATTTCTTGCCGATGTACATCCTGCCGTTGGTTGTGTTGGTAATTTGGTACACGAATCCCACCACGTCCTCTGGTAATTCGTTAACTGTTTTTTGTTGGAAAGTCCACATCACCAATATTTAAATTCAAAAAGATTGACCTTAAAATAAAAATAGTATAAACATATGCGATAGGCACAAACACAACTCTTTAGAATTTCACAAAGGCAAACATAGCATCGCAACCAGTGAGCAGGGAAATGCGGCTAACAAGCGACAGGTGAATCCCTTGATGCAAACAGCAAAAATGATGAGGCTCTGAGAAACAGCAACCTCAGGTCTGCCATGGATTATCATGCAAAGGCATGGCGGGCTCGCGTTGGATGAATAAGCGAATGGGTACAGCACAACCGCCCAGTTACGACAGCGTTGCATGGTGACTGTGAACTCGCCACACGGGTAAAGTCAGTTCGGCTAGAAATAGCCGAATTATGACTGCTCATCTGCCACAGCAGGCGCAAACGTTAAATTTGCGTTCGCGTATGTTAAAAAAAGAAACGAGCGTAAGCGAAGTTTCAGATGGTTGCAAACCATCTTTACAGCATGAGTAAGTACAGTGTATGCAGTTGATGTTTGATCACACATTTGGCAAGCAGGAAAATCAGGATTTGGTGATATCACGACCGCTGTGCATATTCGAACCGGACGAGGAACAGGGCGCCATAGAACACGGTTGGCTGGCACTGGACGAACCGGTGCACGGACATGAAGTGTTCTACCAATCCCGCAGTACACGGATAAACCTACGCAACTTCCGACCCAGATTCCGAGAACACACCCTGGATGGCGAGCCCGTACGGCACAAGACCGTGGAGGCGTCGGAAATGGTGAAACTGTTGGGTCTGCCCTCGATCTACCAACGCTACATGAAGCGGAAAAAATTTGGCGCGGACTACACGCCGTTCCGTCACTATCACAAGCGTGATCGATTCATGGTATTCTACACCGGAAGTGCGGATCACATAGTGGGATTCACCAAGCAGAAGTTCTACCGCGAGGAGGACAACCAATACGCCACCATAGACGATTACATGATACATCATCCCGGAGTCGAGAGTTGCATACACGCCAACATCGCACCCATAGGCGCACTCACGCTGGATCTTGAACTGAAGTGGGCCAAGGAACAGGGCATACCGTTCTACTACCTGGGCAGTGGCTACGAACAGAGCTCGGAGTACAAATCGTCATGGCAGGGATTTGAATGGTGGACCGGCATCGAGTGGAGCACCAACAAGAAACTGTATCGTAGATTGTGTAAGCGAGACAGTCGCCTTACTGCTTTTTCCCAGCTCGGAAACCTTTCACTGATTCCAGATAAGAGCTAGACCAATTGCGGTAGTAAGGACCGGCCTCTAATATTTTCGAGAATTTATTCAGTTTGCTGAGCCGCTGTGCCAGGAACAGTATGTATTCACCGTTGTTGAGTTTGACCTGTTGCACGTGTTCTGCTATCTCGGGATGGTCCTCCAGCACCACGATGTCCCTCTGCATGAAATAATCGTTGAGATCCTCCGCCAGTCGCTCGGTCTCTGTGGCCGTGAACTGATCGGGTTCCGCTATCATGCACAACACATCCACCTCATCGAAGTCGGTGTCCAGTATGTGTTGGTAGAGTGTGGGATAACCGGCCACGCCGTCCAGTTCCAGGAACCGAACCTTGTCGTCGATCATGGCCTTCTGTGCGAACGGGCACGGTGGCAGGTTACCAAAAACCGGGTTGGGTCGAGTAACAAACTCGCTAATCCAGGTCTTGATCTTTTCCGTCGGTGTCTGTTTCTGTTGTTGAGTCATCCGTCAGTGACTTGATCCTTTCCAGTGCTTCGTCCAGCAGTCGTTCCTTGGTGTGCAGTTTGGCCTCCAGGTCCGCTATCTGTTTGTTCTGCTCACCTATCTTGTGTCCGATGCTCTGCACGTCTGATGTGGCGTGCTCCAACTTGATCATCACCTGCTTGAGTCGGCTTTCTTTGGTGAGGACCTTGGCCAAGGCATCATCACGGTCCTTTGTTAAGTCCTTGATTGTTTCCTTGAGTTCTCGAACTAGATCTCGTTCTGACATAATGTCCTGTAATTATCTGCTGTTTCAAACACCATTATAGTATACTATATTCTAGAAGAAAGGTTGACCGCTTTTCTTGGTTGTCTCTAGGTTGTCTTTTACCAGGTTTGCTATGATCTCACGCTCTGTGGGGCTCAGTGCGTTGGCCTCCGAGTAGGTCATTCCACCCCTCATGTACCAACATATCTTTACCAGTTCGTGTCGCAGTTCTTTTTGTTGTGATTCCATGTCCTTCAATGTCTTGATTATTTCAGAATCCGTTTGTGAAAGTAATGTTATACGAAAAAATTTGCGTTGTCAAAAGTCACCGGTACCTGGTATGTTGCAGGTGCTCCCTTTTTTATCTGTGCTTCTGTGGACTTCATGTTCAGCGGCTTGACCGCTCCCTGTGATCTCAGTTCCATCACCTGGGTCTCCATGTCCTTGATCAGTTTGGCGTTGGCGTTGTCCACGAACTCCTTGATCTGTGCCGGGTCAGATACCTCCGTGCCGTCTGGCATGGTGATGCTCTGTATGTTCTTCAACAGGATGCTGGCGTTGATCTCTGTCAACTTGCCAAACGCATCGTTGAAACGTTTTGTCTTCTCCTCGTCACTCATCTGGCTGTCCTGTACCGCCGCGTACATCTTCTGTTGCTGGAAAGTCTGCAGAGATGTGGCAGTCATGTCTCGATACGTGAGTGGCCTCACTGTGATCTTTAGGCCGTCGTCTAACGTGATTGAATCTTTTATCTGCGTGTTCTTGATCTGCTCCAACAGTGCGGGCAGGTTCACAGAATGTGTCACCGTCTCGTTGGCGCCTGGTACCACGAAGTTCATGTCCATTGTCTCGCCATACGTGGCGATCCTGATTGCGATCAGCACGGTGTCCAGGTCGTAACTCTTGATCTGCCATGCGTCCTTGATCTCCGGACAGCAACTCTGTATCACGTCAACAACCCCCTGGCCGTTCATCAGTGCATCTGGGGTCTTGAAGCGTATCTCGTCCTTCGCTGTCATCGGCATCACGCTCAACTCGCCGGTCTGTGACTGTGCGATCACGTGTGGTGGGTAGTTTGTGCCCGATGGCAACGACACGTACAGTGCTGGTTGCCTGAAATATTTGTTTAATGGATTGCTATTTTCCGTCATTTTTTAATTCTATAAATATACACTAACAGCGTATAGGTGTCAATATTTATATGCGCAGAAAAAGGTGCGAAATAAAGTCATATGGACGAAGAAGAACTGAAGAAACTGAGTGAACAGGTCAGGAACCTGTCCAGGGAGATACAGAAGACGGTAAAGGCCACCAAGGCCAACAAGGACCAGGCAGACAAGATCGCACGGGACAAGATAAGAGAAGCCAGACAACAGATACAAGAAAAGGTAAAAGACAAGGCATTAAGGACCAAACTTAACAACGAACTCGAAGATCAGGTAGACAATTACCAGGACCTACAGAAGGCACAGGACAAGTACAGAGAGAAACTGGCCAAGGTAGGTGATTCATTTGTTGGATTGGGCAAGGCCGCGTTCGAAGGTTCCGGTTCGATCAGTGCATTCACTGACAACGTCAAAGGATTGGGCCTACTAGGCAACAGGTTAGACGTAAACATAGAGACATTCAGGCAACTGTCACAGACTGGTGCCAACTTTGGACAGAGCATTGTGGCACTGAGGACCGCGGCGGCCGAAGCGGCACTGCCATTAGATGACTTTGCCTCATTAGTTGCCAATAATTCCAATAACCTAGCGGCACTGTTTGGTTCGACCACGCAAGGTGCGAGGGGAATAGCGGCACTTGGTGCTGAAACTAGGAGGCTCGGCATAGACAGACTTGCACCATTGGGATTCACAGTCGACGAAATAAACGAAACTCTCCTTTTGAACTTGGACAATCAAAGAAGGGCAGGAATGTTGGAGGGAATGACCACCAGCCAGCGTATCAACAGTTCTATTGCGTTCGCGGAACAGTTGGACAGATTGGCCAAACTCACAGGACAACAGCGAGATGAACTGAGGGCATCGATAGAATCACAGAGAGCAAACGAAAGATTCCAGGCATTCCTACAAGGACAGACTGTGGAGACCGGCAACAGGTTGAGGGCATTCGCGGGCACGGTAGAAGGCATATCACCTGACCTAGCAGAAGGCTTCCAGGATTTGATAGCCAACGCGGGCGTGCCTGTAACAGAATCAGCACTGGCACTGGTACAGAACATTCCAGGTGCTAGGGGAGTTATCAATGACCTGATATCAGGAGTGATTTCAAGCGAAGAAGCCTTGGTGAGAATCAGAGATGTGTCCGCAGGAAGTATCGACAGGTTCAGACAGGCCACAGTCACAGGACAGGTAGAATTTTTAAGACTACAAGGTGGAATAATTGAACTAGGTAGGAGGGTCACAGACACAGGAGCAGTGTTAGATGAACAGAACAGTGCCGTTGGAAGCCTCACACAGAATTTGACTACATTCGAACAGGCATCCAAGGTTCTATCTAGCCAGTTCCAACAAATAGAAACAGGACTTTTGAGATCATTCGGTCCAGCACTTGGTGGATTGGTCAATGGCATACAAGGACTAATGGGAGGACTAGGAGGAATAGCCACTGTGTTGGCAAAATCACCAGCACTGACAGGAACAGCGATAGGAGCCATACTGGCAGGAAAATATCTCTTCAGTAGAGGTGAGCAGATTATGATCACTGCCGCGGGTGTGAAACTAGGAAATATGCAAAGTGGTGGATTCTTCAGGAACTTAATGGGTGTAGGGGGCAAGGTAGGAAAATTTGGTTTGACCAGGGCACTTCCTGGTCTCGGTGCCGCGGTAGGTGTTGGATCTAGCCTATCCATGTTGGGCGACGAAACAACCAGAGGCGCAGGAATTGGTGGATTGGCCGGAGCAGGTCTGGGTGCATTGGCAGGACAACTGTTAATCCCTATACCGGGAGTTGGAGCGTTGATTGGAGCAGGTGTAGGATCAATGGCTGGACAGATGTTCGGTGGTGCCAAACAGTTTGGTGGCGGCATGGACGCAGGCAAGATGTACCTCACAGGTGAGCGAGGTCCTGAAATGGTGACAGCAGGCACGAGCAGTGCCGTGACAGCCAACAATGACCTAGCAAAAATTTTCAATACAGAGGCATTGGAAAACAAAATGGCCAGTATGGTAAACGCACTGAACAGCACCAATCAAAGCCTAACGAATATGGCCCAAGGCGTAAATACGCTTGTTGCGGTGGAATCTAGGGCATTGAAAGCCGTCGAAACCACAGCAAGGAAAGATCGTAATCAAGTCGGCCTAGTTTAGGTTGCTTAAATGAGGAAAAGATTGTAATATAAAGTATGGCTTGGAAAAAATATTTCAAAGACGCAAACTTGTCTCCTATATCGGGCGAGAAAGTTCCTAATTTCGCTAAAAGAAATTACAGTTCTTACCTACCGGACGTGTACACAGGACATCCTAACAGGATACAGAGATATTTCCAGTATGACCAAATGGATTCAGACTCAGAGATCAACGCGGCACTAGACATCCTAGCAGAATTTTCAACACAGAAGAACACAGAGAACGAGACACCTTTTGATATTGTGTTCAAAGATGAAACAACCGAACACGAAGTGAAACTTTTGAAGAAAGCACTTCAGCAATGGACAAAATCAAACAAGTTCAACAAAAGAATTTTCAGGATATTCAGGAACGCACTGAAATACGGAGA